AACCCTGAATGTTTGCGCGCTAACAGTTGAATTTTCAATTAACCATACACTGTTTGGATTTGGTGATGTAGAAAATGCTGAAGATACAGTAATTGTTGTACCAGATATTGAAGATATTGTTTTTGTCTCCATTGTGCCATCAGGCATAACAACTGATAATGTCGCAGAACCGCTTGTCACCAAATCTGTATTATTACTATCATCGACAACAATTTCAGTCGTGGAATTTACTGCTGATATTCTTCCACCACGTCTTACACCAGCTTTAAGTGGGTCAGCAATACTTATAATCATTGAAGGTCTTACAATTACACCAGCAGCAATAGTAGTTGTGAAATTCACAATCTCACATTCAGTATTTTGAGTTGTTAAAAACCATTTTCCAAAACGTCTTGCCTGACCGAAAGAAGTGCAACCATGTGCTTTGAGATTTTTTATTACAACACCATATTTGTTTTGTAAAGACGTATCATCAACAGAAACAAAATCTGGTTCCTGTGTATCCATATTGAAATATGAAACATTTATTCTGGTATATTTTGTTGTTTGACTTGTATTTGTGTAATTAAAACCAGCTTCAGTAACGTTGCTTAAATTAAATAAATAAACAGGGTCAGAGGGTCTATCTTGCGACAGTTGTATTGTTCCAGCACTATAAAAAGCCAAAGCTCTCATAGAAGAGCATATTTTGTTTATCAAATTGTACGCCGATGTCTGAGATCTAATGACATAATTAAATGCAAATCTAGGTTCAAGACCCCCAGTTCCTGTCATGTCATCAACAGCTTCCGCAGAATATACAGAGGCTGAATAAAAACTGTACACATCTATTTTTGTAGAATCTAAATGATTACCAAGTGCTTTATCTGTTGTTAAAACATCATACAAAATCCACGCTGGGTCATTTGTAAAAGCTTTATCTGTTTTAAATGTGCCGTTAAATGTTCCGCTATAACTTAACGATCCATCAGCCTGGACGGTAGCATTATGAGGAATTTTAATCTTTGTTCCCTGTACCCTGAACATTCTTTTTGGTATTGAACCACCAAAACTATCTGCCCTTATTCGTAAAGCTGTATAAGCAGAATTAAGATAAGCATTTGTATCAGCTGTTATAGCGGTAAAACTGTCAAAAATACTTTTATTTTGTAATTTAGATGAGTTACTATCTTCATTAAATCTTGAGACCTCAAGAGTGATTGGAAAATTCATACCTGTAACACTTATTCCATAATCTCTTTTATAAGTTGATGTTGCTTTTCCTTCGATCAGGTCATTTATTATTTGGTCATGTTGTGTTCCATCATTTTCAGTAATTTTCATTAATATTCTTACGCCAGCACCTGTTACTGTTCCATCATCTTTAAACTCTTGCAACGATGGAAACGCCATTGTGACCCTTAATTGATCGCAAGCAGAGGTAATACTTCTTGTGACCGCACTTGCTTTAGTTACTTCAACACCTACAGCAGTTTCTATTTGGGCTTGTGAAATTAAAAGATTATTTTTTATTGCCTGCTGACTTGATGTCCCAGTTCTTATTTCAAAAGTTATTCCAGGAAAATTAAAATCATCTGCTTTAGGGTTTGCTAAGTCTGCACTTTGTTTTAAGATTTGTGTCCCATTAAGGAATACGTCTTTAAGTGCGGCTTTGAGGTAGGATTCAGTACCGAGAGTAGCATTTGCAGCAATAGCACTAGGAAAACCATTTATTTCACCTGAACCTAATAAATCAAAAGTAATAATACTTTGAATACTTTGCAAAGTTCCAGCTGGTAAGGCTGGGTCAAATATATTTTGCTCTAGTTCAGAAAAGAAATTTGTCATTTATCCAGCACTTTGTACTTGCTGAACATCACTAGATGCACTTATTACAACCGATCCTGTGAAAACTTCTCCATAAATAATTGGAACCGCCCCACCGCTAACACTAACATTAACAATTTGATTAAAGCCAACAGAGGCAAAAGCCCTAGGATCTTCTGGATCGCTGTCATCTGCTGAGGAACCTACTGATGGATCAATAGATGTAGAAGGTGTTAATAAACCAACAACTCCATCTATTGCTGTATTTACGAGCAAAGTTGTAACAAGATTTCCAATAAAACCTGAAGAAGCTATTGCTGCCCCAGCCGTTACAGCTGATGTCGCTACTGAAACTATTGCACCAACGATAGGTAATCCACCTATCGCGACTGGAATTATTTGAATATCTCCCTCACCTGATAATGACAAATCATCTTGAAAAACTTGTACATTGTTCATTTTGATTTTATAAAACTGTTCATTAAGATGTTTTTCTACTTTTGGAAAATTACAAACTAAAAATTTTATAGCATCAGCTGGACTTTCAACAGCAGCTTCAAAATGACTTTGTTTAAGAAATTTTCTTAATGATCCATAAACTCTAATTTTTCTAAGCTTCATACCTATAAACCCCTCTTAATTGCTGTTGATATCTTAAATCAAAAAACTCTCTACAACTTAATGCTTTGATATTATGATTTAATATCATCATATCGCCAATGTAAACAGCGACATGATCTAAATTTCCAGTAACTGATTCAAAAAGTAAGACATCTGCAACTTGAATATCATCATTATTATCTTGTTTTTTGAAATTTAATTTTGGTAGTGCATTTTCAAATTCAGGATTTGCCAGAAAATCTTTTATTTTTTTTGGTCTCGGCCAATATGGAATATCAATATTTTTTGTTTCTTTAAAATAGTCTGTAACAAGTGAAGGTGTTTTCCACCCTGAAGGTTCAAGACAAAACCAATCTTTTTGTGCAACACTATAAATATGATATGGAAAGCCAAGATGCTCGCAGGATGCCTTATCTGTATCAGAGGGATTAGCTGAACCAACTGGATGGCTATGAACAACACCTATAATTTCCCCTGTATCTTCACACTCAGCCCAATCATCAGGATCAATAATAAAAAATTCAAAATTACTATCACCTAAATTTTTACAAGGCCAGTAAGTTTCTTTCCCTTTTATTATTGCAAGCAAACCACAAGATTCAGCGGGTAAAGAATCAAGAGCATGTTTTTCAGCTTCAATTTTCCAGTTCATCATCCGATAAATAAACCGACAGCTGGAAACTCTGTATCTAGAACTTGCTTTTTTGGAACCCTGACACCTTGCAAATCTAAAGCAGAAACAAGTTCAAATACAATTTTTTCTCTATTTTCTAAAGTTTTTTGGTTTATATAATATATTTCTTGTGGTAGTTCAGTTGAGCTAGAGGGTGTTCCAAAAGGATTTACACTTGAAGGAAAATTTGCAGCATCTATAAATTGAGCAAGTGTTCTATGACGTATAAATTTTGCACCTTGAAGATCGTTAAAAGGAGTAGTTGCATTTACTGTAACCATCAAAGCAGAAATTGTACCAACGATATTTGAAACCGTCAAAGTTGGTCTTGGCAAAGTACCAGAGCCAGAATATTCGTAACCATCAACAGTCACTGGAAATCTAGAATATGTATTGCCTTGCCAAATAATATCTGCATTACTGTTCATATTGACCCCAGCATGAAACCTAAATACATCGCTTGATCCATGAATTGCACTTACAAGCGTTAATGAATACAACTCAATAATTGATTTATCTGTTAAAGATTGAAGTTCAGAAACAGGAATAGTCATTATGGTTCAAATACTTCTCTAAATGTACAATTTAAAGTTGCTCTATTATTATATGGTATTGTTTTAGTCCAAGATTGACAAACAAATTTACCAGCACCTGATAAAGTAACCGATACATTACCACTCTGTCCGTCTGAATTAGTATTTGCAGCCGTAACAGTAATTGTATTTTGATTTGCTGCCGTTGCCACCACAAATGTTCCATCACTCGCAGAACCACTGGTATAGTCAATAGTTACAATATCACCAATAGCAAGACCATGATTAGTAATAGTAATAGTTACAGTAGTGCCACTTTGCGAGTAGGTCCCTGTTTTTGTACCACCTTCAGCTGGGGGTGTAAATGTAAAACTTGCTTGATCGGCAATACGACTTCTTAAAAAAGCTTCAATTACATCTGATTCTTCCTCTGACACGTTAAAAGTAAGATCATATACTTTTGGGTCTTGATTCTGAGGTAATCCAAACAAAGTACGCTCTTCATAGCCATCACCCAAAGAAGTGATCCTCATTTTTGGTGCGCTTTGTTTTCTTGTCCCATAAGTGGGTGATATATCTGGAAAAGTTGCCATTACCTACTTAAAAGACCTCCTTCCCTTTTTTCTTTTATTAATTGAGATTGTACAGCATTTGCAATTGCCGTTCCAAGTAATTCAGCTTGTGCCGAATTACCCTGTACTGAACTACCCGAAGCATCTACATTTACTGTAACCATATTTGTTGTGCCTCCTCCAATTTTATTATTTGGAATAATATTGCCACTTCGTGAACCCATTTGCAAAATCTCAGGTCCTTTTTCTCCAACAAGATATGTAC